ACAAATACGTCTACTGCAAACAAAATCTTTTATAATAATTCTGGAGCTTTTCCTACAGCAACTGCAGCGGGCGATATTTACATCCAGTACTAGGATAATACTATGGGACTAAGAGTATATGATAATAGCACCTGGAATCAAGCAAAAGCCTTAAGAGTTTATAATGGAGCTGCCTGGTCCAATGCAACTAAATCTTGGATATTTAATGGATCATCTTGGATTATTAATTATCCAGAAAGTCCTTTATTTACAATAACCCCAAGTATTTCATATGTATCTACTGCTCAGCCAGTTCCTGGAAATGGTCTTTCAGTAAATACTGGAACTGTTAACACAGATCCAGCATATGCACCAAGCTCTTACTCTTATCAATGGACTCGAAATAGCGCACCAATTTCTGGGGCCACATCAAATTTATATTATTTAACAGCATCCGATTTAGGTACAACAGTTACTTGTAATGTAACTGCAATCAATGCTCGTGGATCAACTCCAGCAGTAGCAACAGGTGGAGTATTTGTTTTCCCAGCCGCCCCAACTGGATTAACTATAACAGATAATACTGCTACTCCTAGCCAACCTTCATATGTTTCTGTCTCAGCCGCAGCTAATTCTTGGAGTGCATCTTGGGGTGCTTCATCACCAGTTTCGTATTATTCTGTTTCTTCAAGTAATGGGGCTCCAGCAAGTTCATCACCAGTTTCAACTAGCACATCTTCTAGCAGTGCTTCTCCAGGATCAGTAACGGTTTATGTTAGTGCAGTAAATAATTCAACTAGTGCACGTATATCTTGGAATGCGGTTCCTGGAGCTACGGGCTACCTTGTTCAACACTCATTTGGATCAGTAAACACCACAGATACATTTGTGGATATAGTAAATCAATACGGAACTCTTAACGCTACAGTAACTTCCCTTTATAATGGAAATGGAGCATACCAAACATCTGCAAATGGTTCAATTGTTGCAAGACAATCAGGTACAGCGACTGGCTCAGCAACGGTCCCATCTCCACCAGGAACACCGTCTCCAACAACTAGCTCAGTTACATCAAGTAGCTTTACTGTTTCATGGTCCCCAACCTCTAATACAGATTCATATCAAATTGATGTAGGAACTTTTAGCGGAGGTACAAATATATTAAGCACAGCAACTACTAGCACCTCAAGATCTGTAACTGGATTGTCTGGAAGTAGTACCTACTATATTACAGTTAGGGCATATGGAAATGCTTATTCTGGATATGGGGGATCTGGAACTACATCCGTAACTACATTAGTTGCGTATGTTACACCAACTATAGGAACGCCATACGTTAACTTTGAGCGATATTCTGTTTCTGGATTAAGCCAAGGTATGAAGTGGGGATGGGATAACGTATCATGGTCTGGATCTGTTGCAGAGCCAGCATGGATGGAGTGGGAAATTTATACAACTAAAACTGGTGGGTCTTATGGGTGGACAGATTTGCCAGCCTATTATGCGGGACAAAGAACGTCTCCTAATGTTAATGGATTTACATGGAGCTATTTAGTATATACAACAAGAGATTTGCCATACAGTACATCAGCTAGATACCTGCAGGCAAGAATGGTAGTATATGATACAAATTACTCATTAAAGTACGGAGCTTACTCCGCTAGAGTATAACGAGAGGATATGATATGATAAGTAATGCTGAAAAAATTCAGATTATAGATGGCCACCTAAAGCAGCTGGCCTATGAAAAATATAATGCTGAGATTAAGTTAGAATACAATAGCATCAATAGCAATCTAAATGCAGATGAAGTTGCCAATTTAACAAATATTTTGGCGGATTTAAATGCAAAGATTCAGATGCTTGAATCAAAGAAAACACTACTAGGATAAGGAGAAATAAATGCCAACATACAATAATCTAAGTAACGACGAGAAGTCTGCAATCAAGCTGTCTTTGGTTCGTAATCTTGAATACCAGATGTATTCATTAGAAATGGAAATTGTTGCAGAAAATGCTAAGTCTGAACCAGACCCAGCAAAGATCGAGTCTATTCAATCACATATTGATGACAAGATTGCATCAATTGCAGCAGTAAACGCAGAATAAATAGGGGGATAAATTGGGCTATAGAGAAGTAGTAATGTCTCAAAACCCACTATCATTTTGGCCGCTAGATGACGATACTACACTAGGTATTGCTAGAGAAGCTACTGGTAGTGGGAATAATGGCGCATACACTGGCTCTATATTCAATAAAGCAATTCCATTAGTAGCGAACGGTATTTATGGAACAAGGCTAACAGATGCAACGGCTTCTATTTACTACCCCCTTCCAGGGGCGGTGGGATCTGGACAATCATGGACAGATGGAAGTATCTGGACAAAAGGCAAAAGCAATCAATCATTTAGCATAGAGTTGTACTTTAAATTAAATGAAGACTCTATATCTGTAGATGACGAGCTAGTGCTATTTGGAAATAAAGCACTTCTTCAATCATCACAGGGCTCTGCTATTCAAACCTATACGGACCTAATTGATGACTATCAGACATATGCACAAGTTCTAGCAGCGTTCGATACATATGATGAAATATTAAATGCCACGATACTTGCACCATATGGAATTTATGTCTATAGAAATAAGATCTACTTCAGACCAGACCCATTAACAAACTACTATGTTTCATATCAGGTTCCAGACTGGAAGCGTAGATATCATGTAGTAGCAAACTATTCCTCAAACGGAATATCCCTGATCGTCAATGGGAATAATATATCAACAAAGTCATCGTCTTCCCTTACGGAAATCTTTCAGTTTACACAGAATCCAGGGGTAATGAAAACTTATGGCTCTGATAACTATGATATAACCGTGGACGCTATTGCCTTATACAGCTATAACTTTGATATCGTAAGAAGTATAGACCACCTTAGCCTATCCAGAAAAGTTGTTTTAAAGGATAGATACTATAATGCAAACTCACAGGTAGTTTATATCCCAAATAATAATGACTGTCTAATCGCTTATAAGTTTATTAATAACTGGACAGATTTTAACTTTACAAACTCTCTAGTAAATACAAGCAATCAATTAACTATGAGGTACCTATCAAATGCAGAGGTTACTGGTGGCACTGGAACCCAGTCTGTCACGGATGCTAGAAATGGTTTGACCCTTGGTGCGGGGGCATATGTAGATGTATCTAATGTGATAAGACTATCTGAGCGAGGCACAGCCTTATCTATGAGTTTTTACCACACCTCATCATCGCCAGAAAAAGCCCTGATGTCTCTGTATAATTTCCAATCAAGCCAAAGCTTTAGCGCAATAATAAATAGCTCGGATGACCTAGTATTTACACTAAATGGAAATCAGACTGCAACAACATTTAGCCCATTGGCGGGATGGAATGAAATCCTTGTAGAAAATACAGTAGGATCATTCAATGTATACCTAAATGGCTCAAGCGTTTTCTCATCTACTGATTATATGCAAACAATTACAAATGCCTATATCGGCAAGGTAAATGACTCTTACGCCGTATGCCCAATTACTTGGGTAGCAATTAAATCAGGAATTCAATATGAACCTTTAACTATACATAGATTATATAATGAAGAATCAACATTTATTTTAAAGATGAACAATAATCTTAAGTGGTCACAATATGGAAAGGTTGAGGGATTAATAACCCTGCCTGCAGTCGACTACAGCGGTTCTCTGGCCTTCTACACAACATCCTCACCGAATGTATCAGTTACCTATAACAATGGCCTCATATGGCCTCGTATGGCTTCTATGCCTACTCTGGTAGATAACCCTAGCAATCAGGTTACAGAATATAACATTACTGTTAGTTTATTTACAAATGACTCAGAAGAAGATCTTCCAATTGTCTCAAACCTAGGGCTATATGCATATACCCAAGGAATGAAGAGAGTTGTTTCAGATAACACAAATGAGGCGGGAGTCATAGTAAACCCAGACAACTGCGTAATCTTTGATGATGACCTAGAGATGCTAGACAGACTTGATCAATCAGGAATAAGACTTGCTGGAAATTCATACCTTAAAATCCCTTCACAGTCTAGAAATTATGACTCATCTGGATTTAACGGAACTAAATCAATATCAATAGTATTTAAGCTCAATGGTTCCCTGCCTACAAATGGCTATATATTAAAGTCTGGAACAAAGTCATTATATTGGGACGGAACAGCCTGGCAATATCCAGGTTTTACCAAGATGTACGTAAATGGAAAAGAGTCATTTGATAATCAAGCAATGATAAACGATTGGGTCCATGTAGTTTTAACATCTGGATCTAAAATAAATGCCGCTAACGATATTTATATCGGGTCAGACGACACAGGGGCTAATCAAACTGATATCACTTTAGGACTATTTGCCATGGCTGCATATACTCTAGACGCATTTGATGCTGAGACAGAGTACGAAGTCTTGGTCGGATACCCACAAGAGAGCCTAGCTTTGGAACAAGTTTCCTTCAATGTAATTGATTATGGCCTAACCCCGTACAAAGTTGCTTGGCAAAGAGCATAATTTATACCACTACAGCGACAAATGCTGGCATATTATCATAAAAGATGGTATCATTGCTATATGAAATCAATTAAAACCTCAGTTTTAGAAGAAACAACCCTAGGTGTATATATCTGGCAGATGCCTGATGGACGCTGGGTAGGAGACGATCAGGGTAATTATTTATCCGTAGCAGCCTTTAAAGGCGACAAGACTAAAGTAGACGCTATTACTGAAGTAGTAAAAGGTTTTGGAATTGAAACTGGAAGCGCAGTATTTCTTTCTGGTCAGAGAAAGATTAATGACGAGGAATACGAAGAGCAGAAGGCAAGACTAAAGTGGGGCTTAACACCAGATCCTCTGGACATTGGTGAATACAAAGAAGCTCTAAGAAATTCGGGGATTAAATAATGTCAGATGTAGTTAATGAAGAAGACAACACAAAAGAGATCCATGCAAGAATCTCTGGAGAATTCTTTGGAGTACAAGAGTCAGAATCAACAAACGATCCATTTGTCGTAAAGGCAGAAGAGATTGCGAAGTATCGTGGCTTCTCACCAAACTTCAAGAGAAAGAATACAAGACTACTCCAGAAGTTCCAAAGAGGACAAGACGGTGCTGAGTCTAAAAAGGTTGAAACTGAAATCCTTATGGGATACGACATCATGGATGTTGTTACCCCTCCATACAACCTAGACTACCTGGCAAAGATTTACGAAGTATCTTCCCCACACTTCGCAGCATGTAATGCAAAGGCTTCAAACATTGTAGGGCTCGGATACGAATTCCTTGAGACCCGCAAGACAAAAGAAAAGATGTCAGAGTACGGAGATGACCAAAAGAAGCTGGCGGCATTCAGAAGAAGACTTGAGAGCCTAAAGGAAGAACTTCAGGATCAACTAGAGTTGATGAATGAAGAAGACACATTTACAGAGACATTAACAAAAGCATTCCTAGACCGTGAGGCAACAGGTAATGGCTTCCTTGAAATTGGCCGTAAGGTAAATGGACAAATTGGATTTATTGGACATATTCCAGCAACAACAATGCGTGTTCGTAAGCAGCGTGATGGATTTGTTCAGATCGTTGGAAACAGAATTACATTCTTCAGAAACTTCCAGGACACAGAAACAGAAAATCCAATCGGAGATGATACTCGTCCAAACGAAGTAATTCATCTAAAGAAGTACACGCCAAACAATAGCTATTATGGCGTACCAGATATTATTCCTGCAAAGACAGCATTAGCGGGAGATGAATTTGCACAGCGCTTTAACCTAGACTACTTTGAAAACAAAGCGGTCCCAAGATATATTATTACTGTAAAGGGTGCAACACTTAGCCGATCATCAGAAGCTAAGTTGCTTGAATTTTTCCAAACAAATCTTAAGGGTAAGAATCATAGATCACTTTATATTCCACTACCTGCAGATGAAGATGGTAATAAGGTTGAGTTCAAAATGGAAGCGGTTGAATCAGGAGTTCAAGACTCATCATTTAATCAATACCGTAGAATGAATAGAGACGAAATTCTTATTTCACACAGAGTTCCAATTTCAAAGCTGGGACTACCAGAAGGGGTCTCTCTTGCAGCAGCTAAAGATGCAGACAAGACATTTAAAGAGCAGGTTGCAAGACCAGAACAAAAGAATTTAGAAAAAAAGATTAATAGAATCATCGCTGAATTCACAGATGCATTCACATTAAAGTTTAATGAATTAACATTAACAGATGAAGACACTCAGTCAAAGATCGATGAAAGATATTTGAGAATGAAGGTCATTGTTCCTAATGAAGTTCGTGCTAGACTAGGCATGGCTGGTAGATCTGGCGGGGATGAACCCGTTCAACTTACTGGACAGCAAGCTTCTGAGGCAACAGCACAAGCAACTCGTAACAGACAGCGTGATCAAGAAAGACAAGGTAACGCAGTTGATTCACCAGGAAATGCTAGAAATCCTCAAGGAGAAGGGCGTGTTACGCCCTGATTTTGGTATTTATACAAAAACGTTGCTAAAATAAGCTTATGACTGAAATAATCAAATCAAATTGGTACAGCGATGGGGATAGCCTCAAGCTATCGATGCCTATTGCTAAAGTCGATAAAGAGCGTAGACTCGTATCAGGCTTTGCTACCCTAGATAATATTGATCAGCACGGTGATATTGTAGCCGCAGAAGCATCAACAAAAGCATTCGAAAACTTTAGAGGAAACATTCGTGAAATGCACACACCTCTTGCAGTTGGTAAGATGGTCTCATTCCGTAAGGAAACTTTCTTTGATAAGAAGAGCGGTAAAGAGCACAGCGGAATATTTGTAGATGTATATGTTTCAAAGGGCGCACAAGATACTTGGGAGAAAGTTCTTGATGGAACTCTTTCAGGATTCTCAATCGGCGGGAATGTAAAGAAGACCGATAATCAATTTAACTCTGAGCTAGATAAGTCAATTCGTGTAATTAAGGAATATGATCTTACAGAACTTTCACTAGTAGACAATCCAGCAAATCAGCTTTCAAATATTTTTTCAATTCAGAAGACTGCAGACGGAAATACATTTTCAGGTATTGCAGCAGATGTACAAGTAGAAAACATTTTTTATGATTCATCATCAGATGAAGTTTTCCTTTCAAAGGAATCAGAATTTAAGTCACCAACGACAGACAGAGTTCTTGAGAACATTGGTTGGGTCGAAACATCTGATACAAACAAGTCAAACGAAATTAACAGAATTCTTGATGCCTACAAGCAATCGAGAGGTGTTTTGTCTGAGGCCGTTGAAAAGTCTGAGCAAAATAATTCAAATACCGAAGGAGGTGTTACTGTGGCAGAAAATACAATAACACAGGACGAAGTAACGACAGAAGCAGTAGCTAATGTCGAAGAGGTAACTGAAGCTGAACTTACAAAGTCTGCAGATGCAGAGGAAGCACCAGCAGCACCAGCAGAAGAAACAACACCTACAGAAGAAGCAGCAGCGCCAGCTGAAGAAGCAAGCGCACCTGTTGCAGAAGTAGAAGTTGAAGAAACTGATTTTGCGAAGATGTTTGACGATATGAAGGCATTTTTCTCAGCGGAAATTACAAAAACAGCAACAGCGGAGGCAGTATCTAATCTTACTACTCAGGTTGATGCAAAGATTGCAGAAGTTACAACAAAGTACAACGAGCTCGCAGAGGTCGTTAATAACATTAAGGCACATATCTCATCAGTTGAGAAGCGTGTAGATGGTGTTGAGAGCGAAACAGCAATCAAAAAGTCTTCTGATCTGGACGGGTCAGATGTTAAAATAACAAAAACAAACAATAAGTGGGGCGGGCATTTCCTCAGCGTCCGTGACATTTACTAATTCTAGAAAAAGGAAAGAGGTGAAATAATAAAATGAGCGATATTCTACAAAAAGTAGTAGACACTACAAACGTTGGATCAGGAAATGGCGGTCTTCTTAACACAGACCAAGCTAACCGATTCATCGATTACATGTTCGATGCTACCATCCTTGCCCGTGCAGCTCGTACAGTTCGCATGCGTTCTAACACAGCAGACATTGATAAGGTTGGAGTTGGTACACGTTTGATGACAGTAGCTACAGAAGCAACCCAAACAGGTGCTAATGCAGCAGTCACATTCACAAAGATTTCTTTGACAACAAAGAAGCTACGTCTTGACTGGGAACTTTCAAGCGAAGCCCTTGAAGACAACATCGAAGGAGCTGATCTTGAGGATCACATTGCTCGCCTAATGGCAACTCAGGCAGGTAACGACATCGAAGATCTTTTGATCAACGGCGTTGGTACAGGTACTGGTTTGATGTCAGCGTTTAAGGGATTCCGTGCACTAGCACTCGAGTCAGCAAACGTTGTAAACGCAGGCGGTGCAGTAATCTCAAAGGCAGTTTTCAATAATGCAATCAAGGCAATGCCACGTAAGTACAAGCAGCGCCGTAACGAACTTAAGTTCTTTACTGGTTCTAACTTGGTACAGGACTACCTATACAACTTGACAGCTATCGGTAACGGCGGAACACCTGAAGACATTGCGTCTTCAATTCTTCGTGGTAACCCAAATGGTCCAGCAGGTGCTCCAGGAGGCGTAATTCCATTCGCATTCGGTATTCCAGTAGTTGAAGTACCTTTGATCGATGAGACAAAGGACGGCGATTACTCAGGTGCTACAGGACATCATGGTGACATCCATCTTACATTTGCAAACAACCTAGTTGTTGGCGTAAAGCGTGAGATTCAGGTCTACCGTGAATTCAAGCCTAAGAAGGATACAATCGAGTACACAATGTTCGTAAGAACAGGTTGTGCAATCGAAAATCCAGAGGCATTCGTTGTTGTAAAGAACGTAAAAGTTTCTGCATAACAGCACACACAACTAAATAGTCTATAGGGGGGTCCGAAAGGGCTCCCCTTTAGTCATGTTTGGTGCTATAATTAGAAGGAAAAGACGAGAGGAGAAATAATGTCTTTTAGTAGTTTGAAGCTTGATGAGCTTCGTAAGGTAGCTGAGACTTTTGCCGTAGAGCATGAAACAGCTAAAAATAAAGCAGATTTAATCGCCCTTCTAGCCGAAGAGGGTGTTAGCTATGATATGTATACTAAATTTACAGAGGCCGATAAGGTTGAAGTAGAAGTCGATGAGCGTGTTACAAAATCAGCTCCAGCGACTCCAGGGGTAGGCCAGGTTCTAGTAAAGATGGAACGAATGAACCCTAGATACGATGTTAATGAATTTACTTTTACTCAGGATAATCCATTTATTGTGATGACCGAGAAGAAGGCACAAGAAATATTTGATACTCAACAGGGCTTTCGCCTTGCCACGCCGAAGGAGGCTCAGGAGTTTTACTCCTAAGAGCATAAATGGAGTTATACACAGGGATCACCCAAAAAATATATCTAGACATATATAAAGACGGTGAACTAGTAGCAGCTGATTCAAACCCAGTAGTAATTATCTACGACGGTGAAACAGACGTTCAACTATTTAGCGGATTTGGCTTGCCAGAACTAGATGATGAGGGACACTATGGATTCTCATTACTAGATAATTATGTGATGACCGATAAGTTAATTAAAGTTGTATGGACCTATTCAGTAGGCGCAAATACAATGACTACTGTAGATTACTACAATGTAGTAACTCCATATATTTCAATTTCAGAGGCTTATACAAAGCTTCATTTTGGTCGTGAAGAGGGCGATAATAATCATAAAGCTTTTCACGAAATGGCGGAAGCTGAAAGATTTGCCCGCTTCATGATCGAAAATTATACTGGTGTACGGTTTGGTAGATATGAAAAGACACTATCTGCCTATGGGCAAGACGCAGATATTCTTTATCTTGGTGATAGGATTATCTCATTTACAAAGCTTTCAGAGAATAATAAGATTGTTATTGATAAGGTAGCAAACATAAATGTATTTTCTTTTAATGTAGATATCACCGATACAAGCCATTCAATTAGAATTGTAAGCGATGAAGATATTAATGAGGGTGGCAAAAAAGATATTGTATACCCATCATATGGAAGTTTTTATGGGGGATACAGATACGATGTAACTGGAGTCTTTGGATGGAAGTCTGTTCCAGAAAAAGTACAGGCAGCCACACTTATGCTAATGAAAGATTATTTTGGCAAGGATAATATTTGGAGAGCTAGATATGTTAATAGTATCTCGTTCGGTGATACAGATATGCAGTTCTCAAAGTTAGCTTTCAGAGGGACAGGTAATTTCTACGTAGATAAACTCCTAGACGAGTTTAAAACTACAAATATGGCGGTAATTTAATGATTGGCTCATATTCAGTCGAGGCTAAATATGCTATGAACCTTGATGTATATAGAGTTCAGACTTCTCAGGACGCTAATAGCGGAGAGATAAAAAGAAAATGGATATACACAGAGACACTACCATGCCTAGCAAAATCAATCATTTCTTCTGGAGTTAGAAGTCCTTCCAATGATAAGACTGTTGATTCTAGATATATGGTTGAAGAGATCCTAAAAGTAATGACTCTTGTAAAGCTTCCCCGTAATGCTAAGATAACCAATGTAAGAGATTTGAATAATCAGATCCTATGGGAAGAAGCAGAAATCTCTGGTAATCCAGCCACGATATTTGATATAGTTGGCTCAACACCTATCATAGACGGTTTCGGCCAGATCCTTGAATATGAAACAACAATTCAGAGGAGCGATATTCAAAATGCCCTCAATTAAAATTAAAACAAATGCGGTTGCAGCAATTAATAACTCTATGGCTTATATACAAGGAGTTGCAGAAGCTCCTAAAGAAGCAGTGATCAATCATGAGATTGGTATGGCTTTTGCTAGCATAGCTAAGAGATCCTTATCTTCTTTCATAGATCAGGAAGCTAGACTTAGCCCAGCATCAATGCATCACGTATACGAGTGGGGACAATTAGGAAAGCCTACTGGAAGACTATGGAAGATAGAATCTACATATAAGCCAGGAGTCATTGCTATCAATTCAGATTTTAGACAGTCAAGAACATATGTACCATTAACTCCAGGCACAAAGAGACGACATAAGTTTACTTTTAAAGCAGAGGTGATGGAAAAAGGAAAGCCAGTAACAATTAGAGCAAAGAACGCTAGCGCCCTATTCTTTTATTCAAAAAACGGAGACCCAGTATTTATCCCTAAATCAAAGAGTGTAGTTATCAAATCCCCAGGTGGAAAGTTTGTTAAAGGTGCTTATGCAAAAAATCTGCGCCGTTTTCAGACCTCAGCAAGATTCCTTATTGATATTCAACAGTCTGGCATTCTAAAGCGCTTAGAGCTGGCACAGAAGGCTGCAGGACTAGACATGCCAGCGGCGGTAGCAAATGGATCAACACCTTCAACATTTATTAAGATGGCAAAGGGTAATTCAGCAAAGCATATAAATCAGGTTACAAGAATGTACAAGGCGGATGGAGCAATAAATGGCTGATTACGCATTAGGTGCAGTATACGAGATTAGAAAGATGCTTTGGCAAGAGCTACAAGATACTGGAGTTATGCTCGCATCTGACTATAGAGATGACAATCATGTGAACTATATCCCAATTATGCCTACTCAAGAGCAGGACATATTTAAGACCAAGTTTGTATTAAATAGAGCAAATCCTTTACCCTACATCGTCTATGACCTTGATACAGTAGGATATGGAACAGACTGGATGATCTGTGAAGAAAGACTAACATTTAAAATTTACTCAAATTCATTCTCAAAGGTTCTAACCATCACCAATTTGATGGTTGACCTATTCAGAAGATTTGATGATAGCGCAAAGGACTTAAACAAGTACGTTAAAACCCTAAATACCAATAGTCCATTTAGGTACCATTATTTTGCCCTAACAGAGGCAAATTCTCCCAATCCAGCCGAGGAACTGGACGGGAGACTAGAAGCAGACATAGCAATTATGTATTCCTATTCTAGAGATTTAAATACGGAGGGAAGATTTGCGTAATAACCCCGAATCAAGTATTATTGATCTTGAGGAAATGTCGCAAACCCCAATATCCGAAAGGAGGAGGTGAAAATAAAAAATGGCAACAACCCGTAATATTATTATCGGCGCAGCAAATATCTTTCTTACAAAGTCAGATTCTACTGTCGCTGGCTATACAATTCCAGATCCATTCGCAGTAACAACAACAGGTTCTTTCAACGATGCAGCTAACGCAGCAGCTGGAAAGGCTCTTGATAGCACAAAGTGGAACAACGTAGGATTTACATCCGATGGTCTAGAAGTTATGTACGAACCAACTTATGGTGAGGTAGAAGTAGATCAGCAACTCGACGTTGCAAAACTCTTCAAGTCTTCACAGCGAGTTATGCTCAAGACAACATTTACCGAGGCAACACTTAAGAATCTTCTTATCGTGTTCGGTCTAAAGCAAGAGCAATATTCTGGCGCAGATACAGCAGAAGAGTCAATTCTTCTTGGTATCGGTGCTTTGAACGAAGAGCCTACTGAACGTGCTCTAGTAGCAGTTGGTAACGCTCCTAGAACTTCAACAGGCAATAATGACCGTGAGCGTATTTACTACGCACGTCGTGTTCTTTCAGTAGAATCATCATCACACTCATTGAAGCGTAATGAAGCTACTCTTTTCCCAGTGACATTCCGTCTCTTGGGAGATCCATCATACTCAGATGCATACGGCAAGATCGTAGATCGTCTGAACTAAATTAATTTTAGATTAATTAAAGCCTTGGCCCCAGGAAACTGGGGCCTTGTCTTTTTAACCTGTTTATTGGTATAATAATAAGGACTATTTAGGAGGTCATCTATTGGCTACCAAGCTATACGATATCGTAGAGATTGAACTACAAAACGGGAATAAGGCTATATTAAAGCCGCTCCCAATTAAAGCACTTCGTGAATTTATGGGAGTTGTTGCAGGACTTGACAACGTTAAAACCGAAGACGAAGCAATTGATATATTTTTAAAGGCAAGCGCTATTGCCCTCAGAGGTACTTTGCCAGAGCTAGCATCAGACCCAGACGCACTTGAAGGTGCGCTTGATGTTCCAACTATTTGGAAGATCATGGAAGTTTGCGGCGGAATCAAACTTGGTGACCCAAATTTGATAGCGGCAGCGAGCAAGATGGTTGGGGAGAACTAACCGATAAAACTAAGTCGTCACAGACTTGGGAAGATCTTGATCTTGCTGCCTTAGAAGCAAAAGTTTTTCTTTTAGGTATTTGGAAAAGTTACCAAGAACTAGAAGAAAATATATCGTTGACGGAGCTCATTGCCACTGTCGAAGAGATGAACAGAAAAGACTACGAGGATAAAAAGTTCCTTGCAGCTATTCAGGGTGTTGATCTTGACGGAAATGGTGACGGGGAATCCAAATCGTTTGACGATGTAAGAAGGGAAGCTCTCGGAGACGACCCAGAATCTAACGATATTGCAGGCCTAACAGGTTCTCTAGCTAGAGAAGAAGGCTTCGGTATTGGAATGGGTCTGGGATACGAAATCTGGGATAATTAACACATGGCGCAACAAGTAGTAATTAGTTTCAATGCTAATGCCAATTTTTCCGATTTAATCGGTGAAATTAAAAGGGCTAATGCAGAAATTGGCGTACTACAAAATCAGTTGCAAGGACTGGGTTCCTCATCATTTGGCTCATTAGACATACTTAATAAGCAATTTATTGAGGGAATGAAAAACAGTCGTATGTGGTCTTCTTCATTCGTAGACGTAACAAACGAAACAAGAGAATTTGGAAAGCACCTAGACCAAGGTAGATTAAAGCTAAAGGACTACTTTAGAGAATTTAATACTCAGGTTAAGGGGCAAAGAGGTATGATCCGAAAGCTTGCTGAAGAGCAGGTTAGATTACAAAGATCAGTACTTACTACTACAGTTGGGCCACAAGGACAAACAAGAAATGTATTGTCTACGCCTACTGGTTTAGACGGCTTAGACCCAGCCACAATGAAGGCTCTAAAGTCTGAAACATTTAAAATTATTGGAAAGTCTATTCAAGGCGTTTCCACAGAACTTATTAATTTAGGTAAAAATACACAGTGGGCTGGTCGTCAGCTTACAGTCGGTCTTACTGTCCCACTCACAATGTTTGCAGCATCAGCCGCTACAGCATTTAAAGAAGTAGATAAGCAACTCACAAGACTTGCAAAGGTTTATGGAGATATTGGTGGGGCTACATCTGGAGAGATAGCCGCTATCAGAGCACAGACAACTGAGCTTGCTAGAACTCTTGCAGCAGATCTTGGTGCTCCTATGCAGGACACAATCGGCCTTGCTGCTGATATTGCTGCTACAGGAAAAACTGGAGACGATCTTTTAAAGTCAGTTGCAGAAACAACAAGACTTGCAGTACTTGGTGAAGTTGATAGACAGGCTGCAATGTCTGCAACACTTTCATTACAAAATGCATTTAATCTTTCAACACAAGAATTAGGTGAGTCTATTAACTTCCTTAACGCTGTTGAAAACCAAACTTCAACAAGCCTAGAAGATTTAGTTATAGCTATCCCTAAAGCAGGTCCCGTTGTAAAGTCATTGGGCGGAGATGTAAAAGACCTAGCGCTATTCCTTACAGCTATGAAGGAAGGTGGAATCAATGCATCAGAAGGAGCCAACGCACTTAAGTCTGGTCTAGCTTCTATCATTAACCCAACAAAGCAAACAACAGAAGTTATGAATAATTTTGGAATTGATATCCAGGGACTTGTTAATAAAAATGCAGGAGACCTAGTTGGAACAGTACAGGCATTACAGATAGCTTTATCAAAACTTGACCCACTTTCAAAGTCTAAGGCTATCGAGCAACTATTTGGAAAGTTCCAGTTTGCACGTATGTCAGCATTGTTTGATAACTTAGGGGCATCTGGTAGCCAGACCCTTCAGGTTATGGACCTTATGAAAGCTTCAACTGTAGAGTTAGCTAATGTTGCTGACCGAGAATTAAGTGTTCTTACAGAGTCAGCTTCTGGAAAGTTTGCACGTCAATTAGAATCATTTAAGGCAAATATGGCGGGAGTCGGTGAAGGATTCCTAGGAATCTTCTCTGGAGTGCTAGGAGTACTCAACAAGCTTCTTGATGGATTTAATAGATTGCCAGATGGAATTAAAAACATAATGACAATCCTTGGAGTAGTCGTAGGACTAGCGGGTCCACTTATTATGTTATCTGGTGTTTTCTTAAACTTCTTTGGATACTTAACAAAGGCTGCTGGATTCATGGGCAGACTATTTACTGGAACCAAGGGGTTTGAGCTTCTTAATGAAAAGGTAATGGCAAGCAAGTTATCTACGGATAGTATGTCTAATAGTTTTTATGATCAAGCAAGAGCAACAGAAGTAGCAAGAATGGAAATTGATAGACTTATTAGGTCTATAACTGAATTGATGTCCGTTCAGGAAACAGCAGCAACTGGTGCAGCGATGGCTGGTGGATCTGGAAAGTTTGCACCGCAAGCTATGTTCCAGTCAAGAGGCGGATTTATGCCAGGCGGATCAGAATTCTCACACTATGTTAACGAAGGTGGAAGAAAGAGAATGTCTACAGAGCTTGGAATATCAAGCAAAGATGTTGGAAACTTAGGAACACTTGGAACATATGTTGCTCAAAGTAGTCCAGCCGCTGCATTACAAAGAGCTATGGGTGAAGCAATGCCTACTACAATTGCTCCAGCTGGAACCAGCGAACAAGATTTAAGAAAAATTATTGCAGAAGCAGCAAATACTCCAGTAAGAAAAGCAGCGCTATCTGGAACTTCTGGTGCAGACATAAAGAGTCTATTTAGTACTCCAGAAGAATACGCACAATATTCAGCACAGCATGTAGCTAACATGAAGGTTATTTCAGAGGCTTATGGTAAAAGTGTTGCAGATGGAAAGATGGTTGCTAAGGCAATCCAGGAATCTTGGAAAAATGGTGGACCAGATGCAGCTATTGCAACTGCTAGACAGTTCGGTGTCCAACTTGGCGTAGAGTATGATCAAGTTGTAGAGCAAACAAAAAATGAAATTTTAACAGCAATAAATACAGATGGAGTAGATGCTGGAATCTCTGCAGCTGCAAAAGCTGAAGTAAAGGCTTCAACAAAGTTAATTGATTCCGCAATAGCAGATAAAACAAAAAAGAGTTTGTTTAGAATGTCTTCTTCAGTATCACAAGCAGCACAAGCTGGCGAAGCCCAAATGGCTGCCGCAACAGCAGATGTTTCTGCTTCTGTAGACAACTTAAGAAATGCAGAAAAGAGACTAGCCGCAGATGTTTCTAATGATATAGACATGCTTGCCGCAGAAGTAAACTCAGGTATTGATGGGCCACCAGTTACTGGTGGAGGAAGATTCTCTAGAGTTAAGGGTGCTTTTTCAAAGCAAGGTATAAAGGGATTAATGAAGCCAGGAATGGGATCATCAATGGCAATGATGGGCTTAGGTATGGGCGCTTCAATGATGCCAACAGGTGGCAATGGAGCACTAAATACTGCTGGTAATATTGCAGGCGGAGCAATGATGGGTGCATCTATGGGCATGATGTTTGGACCTATCGGAGCTGGAGTTGGTGCAGCTCTAGGAGCTATTATTCCAGCAGCAACTGCCTTATGGAAGGCGTTAGATAAACTTAGAGACATTGCATCTCTTACTGCTAGACAGTATGAGATTGATAAAGAGTATGCCAAAGCAGCGGGAATAAATCTTAAGACTATTGGCGACATACAGTTAACACAGCTAACTGGAAAGTCAGCAGAAGCAGCGTCAGCACTTGACATTCTTTCCAAGGCTGCACTAGAAGCTTCAACAAATACAACTACTGGAGCTCTTAGAGAAAAGACTAAGGGCGCAGATAGTTTTGATGTAGTAAAGAAAGATTTTGAAAGCCAATATCTTTCATACTTAGCGTCTGGAGTTCCAGAAGAAACTGCTAGAGTTATGATGGCTGCAATCCTAAAGGCAGCAGGTAAAGAAGAATTTTCAACAGATCTTAATATGACATTGAATAAGTATAAGGGACAAACTTCATCTGAGGCTACAGCTACATCATTAAAGAGAGCTGCAGAAGGAACTGTTACTGGAACTAGATATCAAGGTGTTGCAGATAGGGCAGAGTCATTTGGCTTAACCGAAGGCGGTGCAAAAAGCATGGCGGCTTATAGCGATGAACAACTTAAAAGCTATAAGTACACAGAAGAGCAGATTAAGTATGTAAGAGAATTAGAATCTGCTTATGCAGAGCTAGATGAAAAGCAAAAGCAAATTGCTGACAGTAATTTATTTTATGGAACTACTGTTCAAACAGCACAGGCTGTTGATATTCTAAGCAATGCTATAGCAAACCAAGATATGGCTACGTTTGCAGACTCTATGTCAAAAGCATCAGCCGCTGGAAATATTACAAAGGATGTTGTAAATGGAGTTCAGGCTTCTATTAAGGGGCTATCAAAGTCAGAAAACACGGTTCTTGACAAGCTTCAGTCAAATGGTGTTGATTCTGCAGACGTAATGTTAGCCTTAAAGATGCGTGTTGAGGGAGTTATAACAAGCCTAGAAGAAGTAAATGGTTTTGACGGAATGAAGATCCGTGCAACATTTGAGCTATATCAGGCTAACCAGGCTTTGGATAAAGCTAAGGCTGATCTAAAGTCATCTCTAGAAAGTATGTTTGCAGGTGGCAGCGCAGCTCCAAATAATGAAGCTGCAAAGAAGGCCATACAGGCGCAACTTGATGCACTAGATGAGATTGCCAGAAAAGAAGGCAATATTAATAAGATTAAAGAACTTCAACTTAAGTATGAGGAGAAGCGTAGAAATCTTGCCCTAGACTATCTTGGAGCATTAAGCTCTGGAGATATGGAAGGTGCTCTTAGAGCACAACTAGAAATGCAAGCAGAGTCTGCAAGATTCTTAGAGGAGAAGGCTAAGACAGAAAAAGAAATTGCTAGAGATGATCAGAAGAAGGCTCTTCAAGATAAGCTTAAGAATCTAGACTCAGCTTCTGGTGCAGTTAAGAATACTGCTAACAAGGCAAAGGAACTTCAAACAAATATTGATAATGCAATTAACTCAATGATGGAGGGATTTAAGAAGAACGGCAAGATTGGTATGAGCATGGACGAGTTTATTAAGAGTCCAGAGTATACTAATTTTGAATCAAAGTTTAAGGGGATGCTAAGCCCAGATGCAATTGCTAAGGCTATGGAAACATTAAAGGGAACATTCTCATCAGTAAAGGCAGAACTAGCAGCGCTAGCAGCAGGAGTGAATGCTCCAGCTGGAACATCTAAAAATCCAAAAGACATCACAGAACTTGGAACAATTGCAGACGTACTCATAGCAGAAGGAAAAGGCGGAGTTGCTTCAGCACTTGGCGGAGATCAAAAGAAAGCAATTATTGCTGCGGCTGCTGGAAGAGGAGAGCCTTTTGAGGACAACGAGTATGTAACTATATTTGGAGAAAAATATAGATATGACTTAAAGAAGAATGACCTTATAAGATCAAAGAATGCACAAGGTCTTTGGATGGGCGGATCTGTTAAGGGCTATCATATGGGTGGCTTAATGGGTGGAATGGGAACTGCAACTTCAGACTCCAATTATATAAGAGCTTCTAAGGGAGAGTTTATGCAAAGTGCTAGAGCTGTAAACTACTATGGGGTTGCTAATATGGAAAGACTTAATAGAAGACAAGTTGACCCAAGAGTTTTTGAGAACATGCGTGAAGCTGGTGAAAGAAATGAGAATGGTGTTACTGTATCGATTGGTGCTATAAATATTACAGAACCAGGCTGTTCTTCAGATGAAATTATTGCTACAATAGAGAAGAAGCTTGGTGCAGTAATGAAGCGAACAACAGATAATAGGGTGATGAAAGTATGACATGGCTAGTTAATGGACTAAAGGATTCACTGGTTTATTTTGGGGTTAAGGACCCAGCTACTGGCGTAATAGCTTATAACAAGATTTCAGATCATAATAGATCCCCTCTAGGCATAAACCTAGAGGAAATTGCTAACTCTCAAAGAACTGCAAACGGAACGATGAGAAAAAATGTAATAGCCCAAAAGCATAGCTTTGACCTATCCTGGAATGATTTTCCTAATATGTCTACTTATACTGTTGACGGCGGGTGGGGAGCAAGTCAGATATATGACTTCTACCTAGATACTACACAGCCATTTTATATCAAGATAACACAGAAGATAGACTCAGATGCTGCTACAGCATATCAAGAATATTTAGTAAATTTTGCTTCATGCTCATTTGATATCGTAAAGAGAAATCCATCTGCCACAACACCATATCTTAGAATGAATATGAACCTCTCGCTAGAGGAGGTTTAATGTTAAATTTTCCAGCGATCAAGACGAAGCTAGACACAACACATAATATAACTCCATCACAGAAGGTTATTCTAGAATGGAATTACAATGTGACTGCTGGCATTAATGAGATGGGTATTGATGATACAAAGCTTTATGAGTGGGATAACGATACCTCAGATCTTAAACTAATTGAGTCTTCATCTGTATACAACAAATACTATGAATCAATTTATCCATTAACCTCTATCGTAAGTCTAATCAGACCAAGCGAGTATGCTGTTCATAATAATGCTAAAGTCGGCGGAGTTGTAAAAGCAATTGCTGGTTCAACATCTGGTAATACTACATATAGCCAGACAGCAGCCTCAAGAAACTACTTTGCATCTAAGGATGACGGTTATAAGTACTGGGCACATATTCGTAAAGGGCAATCAGGAAGTACTGTAAATAAATCAGTTTATGCTATCTATGACAGAGATATAAAGGTTAACAAGGTAGTTGTTAAGTTTGAAACATTTCATACAATCCCTCAAGACTATAAGGTTTTCTTAAGAGTATCTGGAGCCTGGGTTCAAGCATTTTCATCTACGACTCCAATCACAAATGGAGGGTTGGTTCTTTATTATAACGGTACAGCCTGGACTACAACAAAGCATACAGCCCCAAGCATAAGTCAAAACACACAGACTATTACAGGAATCAAAGTTTTTGTTGGATCAGTAAACGTAGGATATGCACCACTTGAAATAATTGAAATGTCTCCTAGACTAGAAGTTAATATAACAGAAGACGTTGTTTCGTGGGACATTCAGAAAACAATGTACGAAGACCACGAGGTTTTGCCAGTAGGAACTATTAGCTCTAATTCAGCAGACATAATGTTTGATAATACTTTTAATAACTTCAGCTATGAGAAGACTGATGCTAAATACTACGGGCTTATGGATAAGCGTGTTGGTGTAAAGATATTCTCAATAATTGATGCTACAGAAATTCCACAATTTACTGGATACGTTGACTCATGGTCAATTTCAGCAAGCGAATCAGCTACTGCTAACTGCTACGATATGGCAAAGGTTCTTCAGCAGACACAGGCTCCTGATATGGTGATTGGATTTAACTATTCAATTAATAAATTGATGCGTGTGGCCTTTGACGGGATTGGACTAAATGAACTTATCCTAGATGCAAATGCCGATGATAAAGATAATATACCAGTATTCTGGATGAGTAAGGAAGAGACATTCTGGGAGGCTTTACAACAATTATGTATCTCCCATCAGTGTGTACTTTACTTTGATGAGTACGGTAGACCCGTATTCAAATCAAGAAAGTCTGTTTTAGATTCAGCAACGGTAGAGCAAAAGCTAACTTATGCTCAAGATGGAACTTTAGTTCCAAATATTATTAATGTCGGTCAATCAGCAAAGCCTAGAGTGGGATCTTTGTCTGTAAAGTATTCTAGAAGATCGTTTGAAACTCAAAACGACATACTAACTTCCTATAACCTTGCAAGTACTGGAAAGAGTACTGAGGCAATAATGTTTAGAGGCTCTACATATGCAACAGTACTATGGGCGCCAGATAAGTCCTGGGTGCTTGGAGCAGTACCACTTATGTATGCCATAACAGCAACAGCCACTGAAATTGATATTCAAAAACCAGAACTATACCAAGTTCTTGAAAAAAACAAAGAGCCAATTTATAAAATGCTATACGGACTACCGCTTATGTCTGGATACTTTTATCTAAATGGAGAAATTATTTATTATGGTGCTACTCAGTTTAAAATAACTTATAAGGATGGACGCTCACAAGAGCTTAAAGATATATCTACAACAGAAGAGTATCAGTCTTTAGTAAATTCAGATCCTGGTATTTCAACAATCATTCATAATGGTAAGCTTACAAAGGTTAAGCGTGGCCAGTTTATGACTACTGCAAAAGCCCATAGCCCAGTATCTATTGATAATGGTGATTGGTCTTTAAAGCAATTTGCAATTAAAAACCCAGCCGCAATTAAAAATCTATCAAGCCCAAAGTTTGATATTGGCAATAGGGCACTAAAGCTAAGTACTGATAATGATACTGGTGCTAGCAGCCTAGATAAACTAAAGCAGGCAGAAAGAAGAAACTATATTCAGATTGGGTCAGTTAATCTAAAAAAGAGTAACTATAAGAGATTCGAAGCCAATATGATGTTTGTTAAGCAACAGCCAACAGAGAAGGTTGGAGACATAGATAGTATCGGCGGCATATTTTTTGACTTTAACGAGTCAACTAAATCTGGATATTTTATTGAACTAGGTCTAGAAGAAACAACACTCTCATACAAAAAGGCAGATGCTAACAAAAGCATAATGATTTATAAGTTAAAGCCAGATGGAACTATGCAAGTTTTAGGATCCTGTGATGCTCCAGTAGGACGTGCAAAAAGAGATGGCGCAGACACAATATTTAAAGACAGCGTTTCGTTTGTTGAGAAGCAAAACTATGACATTCAGGTTGTGAGAATTAAGAGCGGTGGGACTAACTGGATTGATCTTTATCTCATGGGACAGCTAGTCCTTCAGGTTGAAGACAAAACTCCATTAGCACAGACCACTATCGGCGGATGTTTTGTTCGTGGAGATAGCACCGCATTCTTTTCAAAGTTTGCAGCATGGGGGGCAAATGACGAGTCCACGCTTCAAGATGGCTCATTCTTTGCAGACTCAATTAGAGGATTTATGACTGAGGTAATTGCAGCGGGAAGCCTAGGGGTTCCTAGTAAGAATAGTCTAGAGAATGATTATGACTATTATGAATTCTACCCACACATTAGAGAAATTAGAATTGAAGAATTTGATTACACTCAGCCTCCAGGATCTCCAATCAAGATTGCAGCAGGAGCATCGGTATCTCAATACGGAGCAACGATACTTGAGTCAAATTCATTTAGAGCAAAAATTGCTGCAGTTAATGAAACAAACGAGCCATTGGATATCTCAAGTTCATTTCCTGGCACAGCAGCGGCTGGGTACCCGAAGCTCCTTGGATATACCCTAAAGAAGTTTGAGCCAAAAGAGTATAAAACTACTGTATCAAAATCTAGCGGCGACGACTCCAAGTTTGAGATAGATAGCGAATGGATTCAGTCTGAATCTCAGGCTAAAGATATTGCTGAGTTTATTAAGACCAATTCTGCAATAGTCAAGGCGGGCAAGACAAATGACCCAGTTATCCTTGATATAGAGATATTTACTAATCCCTTAGTTCAGCTAGGTGACACAGTTGATATATCCTATCCAGACCTAGGCTTGTCTTATTCATCACATTCGTTTATAATTACTAGTATAAGCCAGTCATTTAGCAATGGTATATCCACTAGCATTAGACTGCAGGAAGTAGTATGACAAACAAAAAGGTAAATTACGGCAATAGAACCGTAAAAAGCGACGAGGAGCTATTTGCACCAGATGACCTAGATGTCGATCTGGTAGGTGGTAAATCCCAAAAAGACCCTTTTGGATATTTAACTATACAAACTCAGGGAACTGAGGATGGTCTACTAACAGTAGATGCTGTCGATTCTGTTGTCGATGATCCCAATTTGGTCGGAGACTTTGAGGATGAGGATAGCGAAGAGGAAGAAAAGCTTGGCTCCGTAACTTCAGTGTTATTCGAGCAAGAAGGTTCATTTACTGGAGATGGAACATATCTAGCAAATGTTACTGCAACACTAAACGATGTAAAAGGAGCTGACGACTATGACGTTGAATTCATTAAAATCTCTTAAAGGGGAATATATCTTCTATAAAGATGGAATTGAGGTTGCTCGCTCAACAAACATTGTTACCAATAATGGCAAAGAGCAGATAATTAATTATTTATCTAGACAAAATTCTGAGTATGGCTCAAGAATAGTATTAGGCTGTGGATCTTCTACCCCACTAGCAACAGATGAATTTGTAGGGTTTGAAATGTTTCCAACACCAGTCCAGTTTAAAACTGTAGACTATACACAGACTCCCACACAAATTGTTTTTAGAACAACACTTCCATCTACTTTTAAAGGTGTAGTTTATGAATCTGGATTGTCAACTGTCGGAGGCGTCAACATGTCAGTTCTTAATGATATAAATGATAACCCAGAAATATTTGCCTCCTTTGACCCAGACTATGAACCATGGGAGCTATCTACTGGAGTTTCTGTACACAGTAATGATTTAGAGGGAACGCCAAGACTTAGAGTCGGTGACTCAGGGCTAGAGTTTATTGTTCCTTCATCATCAACAAAGCAGTCAACATGGTATAACGCAACACCACTGGGATACCTAATATCATCAGATAAAATAAAAATTGCATTCCATGTATCTGGCTCAGTACCCAACTCTCTTGGAGTTAAGATGGCCGTAGATAGTTTAAACTACTTCCAATACACCATTCCAGCAGCATCAATAGCTCTTGGTTATAATATCGTTACGATAAACGTTGCCCAGCTTTCTCGTGTTGGCGACCCAAATATTGAAAATACCCAGGAACTTACTATTACAGTTTCTTCTGGAGCTTCTGCATCAACAGTAACAATGGACGCCATGAGATTTGATCAGTACTCAAGTGTTGATAAAGCAATACTTGTAAGTAGATCTATTTTAACAACACCACTTGTAGTTGAAGGTGGAGTCCCATTTGATATTGAGTATAGACTGGGATTTGATATTTAATGCCAGTAAAAAAGAATATATCTGGACTTACTCCTGGAACCTGGGCTTTTAGATTTAGGCCCAAGGCTAACGATGGAAGAATCGGCGAATGGTCTGGAGCATTTAACTACACAGTAGTTGGAGATATTGTTCCTCCGCCAGTTCCATCCAAGCCCGTTGTTGAATCCGTTATGGGCGGGGTGTATGTAAAATGGGTAGAGACTTTATACGCAACACCAATTGATTTTAACAGAGTAGATGTTTATGTTTCTTCAGGAGGAGCCTACACTAAAGTAGGATCCATTGCTACAATTAATGGAGGGTTTACATACTCTGCGCCAGATGGAGTCACAGGACCATTTACCTTTAAGTTTACAGGAGTAGACAGAAGTGGAAATGTATCTGCATTCTCAGTAGCATCAAACTCAATATCAGTAGCCTCATTAGGAATAGACACAGAGCCACCAACAGTTCCTTCTAACCTATCTGTTACTTCAGCAAATGATCCTGGAGATAAAAGTGGAGCAACTGGATATGCTACAGTATCATTCACGCCCTCATCCTCAGCAGATTTACTTGGACACTACATTAGATACGGAACCAATGCTTCTGCTTTAGACAACTATGACTTTTTGCAAAAGGGGCAAAACTCAAAAGTAATTAATGGGTTAAGGTCTGGGTTAACATACTACTTTCAAGTAAATGCAACAGATGGAAGTAATCCAAGTGCCTACATACCTTTAACTCCAGTTTCTGCAACAATACCAGGAGATACTACTGGCCCAGCGGCACCAACAGGACTAGTTGCTGTGGCTGGATTTAATAACATCATAGCTTACTGGAGCAGAAACACAGAGTCTGACGTAGACCTTGGAAGAGGAACATATCAATTTCAGCTTTCAACATCAAATACTTTTTCTCCACTAACACAAGATAGAACTATTACAGGCACAGTTGCATCCTTTACTGGATTGACAACTGGAACAACTTATTATGTTCGTGTTCGTGCCATAGATTCTTCTGGAAACATTGGGGCCTGGTCTACAACAACAACCGCAGTTCCTGGAAAAATTAATGCACAGACTTCTATTACAGACGGCACTATTGTGGGAGATCTTATTGCAGCAACCACAATTGTTGGGGATAAGCTAATAACAAACACAATAGACGCAGACAGACTTAAGACAAATACAGGTATCGTAGGAAAGCTTTTTGTTGGAGACGATGCTGGTGCAAATAAAATTACAATTGATGGTACTGCAACAACTCCCGCAATATATTATGGAACTGGCACATACAATAACGCCAATACTCCCTTTTACTTTGATGCTCTAGGAAAGTTTAGCTTAAAAGATCAACTAACTTGGAATGGTTCTACTCTATCCGTAAAAGGATCATTGAATGTTACTCAAGCTTCTACATTTACTGGAAACGTTACTTTAAATAGTGGAGGAGACTTACTTCTTAATGGTGGTGCTATTAAAGCAACTGGTTCTGGAGGAAGAGTAGAGATAGGAAGCCTTGGAGTATATGGATATAATGCAACCACTGGCGGAACTGCTTTAGTTAGAATTGATGCAAATACTGGTCAGCTGATAGCACAAGGCGGAACTATTGGTGGCTGGACAATTAACCAGAGCTCGTTGACAACTACAAATACAGCTGGAAACACTGTTGGTCTTTACTCAAATGGACAACTTTACATGGGTCCAAATTTTTCTGTAGGCGCAGATGGATCGGTATCAATTAGTGGCACACTTACAGTTGTTGGAACTGGGTCGAATGTTGCAACAACAGATGCCTTAGCAGGAAAAGTAAGTTCTGGAGATGTAAAGAACCACTTAGGCGGAACTAATACAACAACTATTTCTGGTAGTATTATTAATACTGGAACTATTAATCTTAATAATTTAAATATCAATACAGGAACAACTGGGGCAAGACTTAATATAGACTCTACTGGAATAAAAGCTTATGATGCAAATGGACAAACAGTTGCCATTAATTCAAACGGTTCTGCGGAATTTAAGGGAACAATTACTGGCTCTACTGGAAATATTGGCGGATGGACTATTGGAACCGATACACTTACCTCTGCTTCTGGAGGAACAGTTATTCGTGGAACTGGAAAGATTTATATTGGAACAGATGGAGACGATGCTTTAACCCTATCAGAGGGATCAAATATAGCAATGTTTGCGTCAACTGGATCCACTTCAACAATTAACTTTTTTACATCATCAAGTCCATCTCAAGCAGACAGTAGGATTGAGCAAACATCAGGAGGTGACTGGGTTGTCAAGGGATGGTATGCCAGTGCATGGAGAACCTCCCTTTTGGCAAGAACCTACATTGTCGAAGGCGCACTTGTCCAGGCATATAATAATTCAAATACACAAGGTCCACTTTATGTAAGAAGAGATAACGGAACAAATGCTAATCTAACCACCGAGCTAGGAACATCAACATCTATAATTCAGTTCCAGAAGTCATGGGCGGCTGGAAGCACGTATACTAACGTTGGAAAGATTAACGTAGGTGGCACAACAACTACACCAACGTTTGCGGCAGGGTCAGACGAAAGACTTAAGAAGAATATTGAAGTATTTAATGACTATAGCTTCTTAGAAGATATTAAAAGTATAAATACTTATAAATTCCATTCCCTGGAGGACCTTGATAGCAATAGAAAGATAACTGGATTTTTGGCTAAAGAATTTTATCCTAAATATCCAGATATTGTTAGCGGCATACCAGATCAAGTAGATGATGACGGTAGTCCAATCTATATGGAAATAAATAGAGAAAACTTAATACCTCATCTATTTAATGCTGTTAAGTTTTTATCATTAAAGGTTGAACAACTAGAAGAAAAGGTAAACAATAATGCATGATATCGGAAGAACCGAAGATCTATCAAAATATACGGTTATAGATGATGCTGGGAACGTCCTAGCAACCTATAAGTATAAACTAAAGGCTAGGCACCACGCAGACGCACTGAATAGTGGAGAAGAGTATGTCCCAAAGCCAGACTCCTACTATGAGTCTTTAGGCTAGACAAAGCCATAAATAACATATATACTAATCTAGAGAGAAAAGGAAACAAATGACTCAAAATACATTAGAGCTGGTTGTAACAGCCCTGCAGCAAAGAATTGGTGAGATCGTATCAAATTATGAGACTCAGGTTGCTCTTCTTAGAGCAGAAATTACTAGGCTATCAGATGATAAAGTCAATGTGGAAAAAGAAACCACAGACTCAAAGTAATATAACCATTAAGCCTCCACTGGTACCTACACAGTACCCCAGTGGTGTTGCTGTTTTTGATGGCGTCAATACTTATTTTATTAAGAATAATAAAAAGTATAGGATTATATCTGAGAGGGCTCTACAGAGCTGGGGATTTAAGGTTTGGTATGGAAGTCCAGAATCACTCTCAAAGATCGTCCTAGGGGGCATTCTAGCCTTTAGAGACGGTAGTGTGATCAAGGACGTGTCAAATGGTAAAATATACTTAGTGGTAAACGGTTTAAAGCAGCATATAACTACGCCAGATTTCTTTACCAAGTTTGGTATAGATCCTGGATATACTATCGAGGTTAGTGCTAAAGAAGCCGAATTACATAAAAATGGGGAGCCTATAAATTGACAATTAACTATCTAAAGCCATTCGAGCCAGGAGAGCCAATCGATATTAACGTATTGAATAAGCTTATTCAGAATGTAAACTTCCTTGCGTCTCAAATTGCTCAGATATATAGATTGCCAGCCGTAGAAGCTCCAGTCGTTACCGTAAGTGGGGCAACAGGAAATACCGCAGGATCTCCAAATCCAGCATCTGGAAACCCAGATGGATCAAATGCTAGCGGAACACAAAGCTCAGTACAAGAAATTACAATTAATTTAACTAAGGCTGCTGACTTTAGAAAAACTGGTCAGTCACAATCGTTTATCTTGACACAAGCAATGATTGAAGCTGTTACAAATAAGCCAGTAAAGTCTTACAAGATACTTACTGTTAAGTGTGATAGTTTAATGTTTCATAAAAAAGGCGACCCAAATACAAGACATGCTGCATCTGGTGCAAAAATGACGGGAGTCAAAGCATCACTTCCAGCTTCAATAGTCTATACTCCTAACAAGGATACCGACTATAAGTCTGGAGTAAATGCTCCTCAGCAGATCAATACATCTCCATACTTTAGACTATACTTTACAGCGCACATACAGGTAGAGGTTACCTACTAATATATGTATGAGCCAATTTTAAATTGGTCAAACCGCAAGAACAAAAAACTAAATAAATATATAGTCATCTGGATACCAGAACATCCTAAGTCATTTGATGGCGGGTGGTATTATGAACATAGACTGTCTGTAGAAAGATCTATAGGTAGAGTTCTCAAAGCTTGGGAAACAGTTCATCATATAGATGGCAATACAGAAAACAACTTGATAAGCAATCTCTTTCCGTGTATAGAAAGAGAACATAGATATGCACATAAAAACACTTGACAGATAGTCAGGGCAAGAGTATTATTGTATAAGAGCGAGAAAGGCTTTTAATGAGCAACGATTTAAAATGGATGCTTTCATCCGACCAGCAGTTTCCATACCAAGATGATAAGATGATTGAGCTATGGTTCAAAGTAATGAAATGGTTCAAGCCAGATGTAGTCGATTATCTTGGGGATACGGATGATCAGGCATGCTATAGTAAATATACAGAAGGCCGTTCAGCAGAATTTTTAGAGCACCACAAAAATGATAGTAAGGACTTAATTGTTCCAATGATGCGCCATGAAGCAAAAGGCGCAAGAGATTTTTATACAAAGACTAGAGAGATGCTTCCAGACGCACAGCTATTTTCTGCGCTAGGAAATCACGATATTCGTATCTTCGATTATGTTGACAAGAAGCTTCCAGACTACGCAAATGACGTAACACCTGAGTCCCTATGGTCGCTAGACTCTTTGGGATATGAGTATATATATTATAATGAACTTCCTAAGCGTAGATTCGGTGACATACACGTACATCACGGGCTTTCAGTATCAGCCACAGGTGCCGTTAGAAAAGACATGGAAGATCTACAAGTTTCCTTGATTCGAGGACACTCACACAGAATTGCCTCACACTTAGTTACTTACGAGTTGCGTAACAATGGTGATGGAGAAACTTTGCGTGGCTATGAAATTGGACACATGTGTGACGAAAAGGGTCCAGGAATGAAGTATACCCAGCATCACGATTGGCAGAAGGGCTTTGCAATAGCACATATTGTAAATGATTATCCGCATATTCAGATGATCCATGTTGCCCCAGACTATTCTTGCGTGGTAGATGGTAAGGTATTTAAAGTATGATGACGTGTAAACGATGTGGCGGTGGTCGAATATTTATCGACAGAGTTTACTCACAATATGACCACCTAGAACTATATTGTATTAAATGTGCAAAGAGATGGATTTTTCACAAACAAGGGAGCAGATTCGCAGCATGGCTAATGAAAAGGGAAGCCGAAAGAGCAAAAGCCTACGGTACTTTTTCCTAAACGGGGAACTTCATAAGAAGCTCCATGTTAATAGAGCTTCGGATATGATTACCTCTTGGAACTATGATCAAGGCAAGCGTGTGGGTTACTTATGGAGCGATACCAAAAGAAGCCTACAGCAGGCTTATACTATTAATGAAACAGCAGGACTTCTTAATAGACATAGAAATCGTATACTAGAGTATATTGAGCGAGGGCAAATTAAAAAGCCTAAGATGACTTATACACTAGATGAGAAAAGACAACCAGTAAAGTACTTGCTATCAGAAGATGATATTATGGATGTTAGAGAGTTTCTTTCTTCATTACATAGAGGTCGTCCTAGAAAAGATGGACTTATAACTGCAAAGAATGTCCCAACTAAGCAAGAGCTTAGATCTAAGATGAAGAATGAAACAGTTCTTTATCAGCAAACAGAAAACGGAGAGTTTGTACCAGTATGGAAGCAACCAGAGT